ACCCAAGGACCGAGATGCGATGGACGTGGCTCGACTAGGCACTCATGATAAGCTTTACTTTGAGGCTATTGAGCGGAGAGGCGAGGACATTCTGGACGAACCTAGGATTAAACTGTCAACCTTTCATGCCATGAAGGGGGGAGAAGATGATAATTGTGTGGTATCTTTATCAGGCACTCGAGCATGTGCTGAGAATAGAAACCAAGACGATGAGCACCGTGCATTTTATGTTGGCGTAACGAGAGCTAAGAAAAATCTGCACATAATTGAGTCCGATAAAAAATACAGGTATATGGTATGAAAGGAAATAAAATGAAATATGCGATATTATATGTAGCGGCAATTGTTGCCGTTAATTATGGGTTTTCTGTTATAAAACCTTGGTTTGTGTTTGGTGCGGCTTTACCGCCAATGACCTTTTTAGTTGGAGCTGTCTTTATTTTAAGGGACTACGCACAAAAAGATTTAGGTCATTATGTTTGGGCTCCAATGGCAGTCGGTATTTTACTTAGTTACCTAATGGCTGATCCATTTATAGCGATTGCTTCAGCATTGGCTTTTATAGTTTCAGAAACAACAGATTGGGCTGTGTACACTAAAACAAAAAGACCTATGAAAGATAGGATACTTTTATCTTCCGCGATATCTGTTCCAATTGATAGCCTTGTCTTTTTGGTTGTTGCAGGATTTTTTGGTTGGACAGCATTTTTTGTAATGGTTGTTTCTAAAATGATTGCGTCAGTTATTGTTTGGTTATCTTTAAAATGATTCATTATCACGGCACTCCCTTAACACCTAACTCTGAATTGTTAAAGATGGCTGGAAAACACTTTTGTGTTAGTTATGCCAATCCAGAAAATGCAGATTGGTGTTTTAAGAATTCTCAATCTGTTATGTGGGATAATGGTGCGTTTACTTCTTACACACAAGGTCAAGAATTTAATTTAAAAGGTTTTATATCTTGGGTTGAGGAGTTTCTTTATCCCCCGCATTGGGGAGTAGTTCCTGATATAATTGGTGGAACAGTGGAGGATCAAAAGAAATTAATGCATGAATGGCCTTACTCTAAAGAACTTTCTGCCCCTGTTTGGCATATGAATTTACCCATTGACTGGCTACTTGAAATTGCAGACAATTATCCACGGTTTTGTTTTGGTTCTTCTGGACAATATTGGCAAGTTGGTTCTGAGGCTTGGTGTAGACGATGCGACGAAGCTTGGAATGAACTAACCAGAAGGAATTATCGACCTTGGGTACATATGATGAGGGGACTTTCTTTATGTGGGGATGTTTGGCCTTTTGCTTCTGCCGATAGTACAAATGTTGCTAGAAACTTTAAGAATATAGGTCATCAAGTTTGTCCAGAGAGAATGGCAAGAAGAATTGATTCTATTCAAAGTTGGAAGAAGTGGTCAATAAAAGAAACACAATTGTCTTTAATATAGGGAATCAATATGAAAAGAGAAGAGTTATTACAAAAAGCAGAATCCTTGGTCAACGGTCCGAGAGCCAAGCATTATGGAGATGCTTACGAAAACCATGAGCGTATCGCCAAGTTATGGTCTGTAGTGTTAGGGGTAGACATAACTGTTGCCCAAGTTTATCTTTGCCTAAACCAATTGAAGGTATCAAGACTTATTGAAACCCCTGATCATGAAGACTCTTGGGTGGACATAGCTGGATATGCAGCTTTAGGTGGAGAGAAATGGAACGAGTAGATCCCATTATATCTTGGTGGAGTGCGGGCGTGACGAGTGCGGTTGCTACTAAACTTGCCATAGATAAGTATGGATCTGATGCCGTCCGACCTATGTACTTTCAAATAGATAGTGCTCATCCTGACAACGACAGATTTAAAAGTCAGTGCGAAGAATGGTACGGTAAAAAAATAGAAGTTCACAGATCTCATAAGCATAATGATCAGTTTGAAGTTATCATCAAAGATAAATATGTTAATGGACCAGGTGGTGCCCGATGTACTTTGGTTCTCAAGAAGAGAGTTCGTCAAAGGATAGAGAAAGAAGTAGATTACTCAGGCCAGATCTTTGGGTTTGAGTATAGCAAAAAAGAAATCAATCGAGCCATTCGATTTAAAGAACAGTATCCTGATGCCAAACCTTTATTCCCTTTGATTGAGAACAAGGTCAATAAGAAGGAGTGTCTTTTTTATTTAGAGCAACAAGGAATTAAACGACCAACGATGTACACTCTTGGATACAACAACAATAATTGTATCGGTTGTGTGAAGGGCGGCATGGGATATTGGAATAAAATACGGACAGACTTTCCAGATCATTTTGAAAAAATGGCACAGGCAGAAAGACAAGTGGGTAATTCATGTATAAGAGGAATCTTTTTGGATGAACTTGACCCAGAGGCAGGAAGAAGACAGAAGATTGTGACCCCAGATTGTGGTAATTTTTGTGACATTGAATTTACAGAGATCATGCATCCTAGAGTTGAGTCGATCTACGAACAACCAGAACAATTATCTTTTATGTTTGAGGAGAAGTGATGCAGAAGAATCTATTCGAGATCAGTAGCAGTAACGATGATGATTACCTAATAAAAAACGAAATGGATCTCATTGAAAAAGACTGGAACATACCACCAGAGTACCCCGACCTAACAGGGTATAAACAAATAGCGATAGACCTCGAGACATGTGATCCTAACATCATGACTTTAGGTCCTGGTTGGTCAAGAAACGATGGGCATATAGCCGGGATTGCGGTAGCAGCAGGGGATTACTACGGATACTTCCCAATCAAGCATGAGAACGGACATAACTTAGACCACAAGATGACCATGAAATGGTTGAAGAAACAGATGGAAACCCCTGACATCGATAAGATCATGCACAATGCCACCTACGATGCAGGATGGCTCCGCTCAGTGGGCATTGATGTCCAGGGTAGGATAATCGATACGATGCTTGCTGCGGCTCTCATAGACGAGAACAGGTTCTCCTACAGCCTAAACAATTTAGGCAGAGATTACCTAGGTGAAACAAAAAGTGAGAGGCTTCTTAGAGCAGCCGCCGCAGAATGGGGGATCGATCCCAAGGCAGACATGCACAAACTACCTCCGAAATATGTTGGAGCCTACGCAGAACAAGACGCAGTGCTCACATTAAAACTCTGGGACAGATTCAAAGCAGAGATATCACAACAGGAACTAAGTCACATTTTTGATTTAGAAACATCTCTTATACCAGTAATGCTTGACATGAGACAGAAAGGTGTTCGCGTAGATCTTAACAAGACGGATGAAATTCGTTCAGAACTCAGGTCCAAGGTCCGAGAACTGAAAGCAGAGATCAAACGTAAGAGCGGCGTGGACATCGAACCTTGGGCAAATGCTTCTGTAGAAAAGGTGTTCCAAAAGCTAGACATCGAGTACCCTACTACGGAAGCGGGTAGCCCATCCTTTACAAAACATTTCTTGAATGCTCACCCTAATGATGTAGCTCAGATGATTGTAAAGCTAAGAGAGTTCGACAAGGCAGACAGTACATTCATTGATAGTATCATGCGCCATGAACATAAAGGTCGGATACACACAGAGTTCCACCAACTTAGAAAGGACAATGCGGGAACTGTAACGGGAAGATTTTCGTCTAGTAACCCAAACCTCCAACAGTTTCCTGCGAGGGATCCAGATATTAAGAAGGCAATCAGAGGATTGTTTCTACCAGAAGAAGGTGAGAAGTGGGGAAGCTTTGACTACTCGAGCCAAGAACCGAGGCTCCTAGTGCATTTTGCATCGTCACTACCAGATGGAATGAAGCACTCTGTGGTTGATGGGATAGTCGAAGAGTACAACAATGGGGATGTTGACCTACACCAGATGGCGGCAGACCTTGCAGGGATCTCTAGGAAAGAAGCCAAGGTCGTTAACCTAGGTATCATGTATGGAATGGGTGTTGGAAAACTCAGCAATCAATTGGATATTGCCAAGGAGGAGGCCAAGGATATTCTTGAACTCTACAACGATAAGGTGCCTTTCGTAAAACAGTTGGCAAACATGGCAAGTCAAAGGGCCGAGAGCCAAGGACAGATACGAACGATCCTTGGTCGTAAGTGTCGGTTCCACCTATGGGAACCTCGAACCTTTGGATACAATAAAGCGTTACCATTAGAAGATGCTAAGAAAGAATATGGTGGGCTTGGAATGTTGAGAAGAGCGTTCACTTACAAGGCTTTGAATAAACTTATCCAGGGAAGCGCAGCGGATCAAACGAAGAAAGCTATGGTCGATTGTTATGCAGAGAAACTTCTTCCTATGTTAACGGTTCACGATGAGTTGTGCTTCTCAGTAGAAAGTCAAGAACAAGCTAAAAGAATAACTGAAATCATGGAGACCGGGCTACCATTAAACGTACCAACAAAGGTGGACTGTGAACTAGGCGACAATTGGGGGGAGGCAGGATAATGTCTGAAGACGAACTAGATAAATGTGTTGGGTTCAAAGATATGAACACAATGCAAGCAAAAGAATTAATTGTGTTTATACAAGA